TCCAGCACCTTCTGCCTTGATACATGCAATTTCCTTAGCTGTGAGTTTTGCAGCATTGTCACCACCTTCTAGATGAACTTTGCCGTTCATTGTATATTCTTCATACAAATTCACTACTGTAGGTTCCTTACTAAATACTCCGCCAGGTTTAACTACATCCTTTGTTTTCACCATTACCTTCGGATCATTAGCGTTATATCTGATTTTATAACCATCTTTGGTAGCCGACATCTCATAAGACGTGTAGCTCCCTACTGGGAAGTCAACAACAGGCAAGCTGCCTTTACTTAACAACGCACCCATTAAGCCTATATTTGAGACTCCAAGAAAGGCGCCTAATCCAAGAGCTGTCCAATTCATGTTGCTCTGCCTGTACATCAATTAACTAAGACTCGAGAGAGGTCTTATTATCCACTGTAGTGATTTTAATAGGTGCTTGCTCAATACGCAATGTTTGAGTCGGTCCTACCTGTGACATCTTTTCAATTAAGCGTTCAAAGTCTGCTCTACTAATATCACTTAAACCACCTCCTTTTTTAGCATCCATCTTCATTGTTCCATCACCTTTTTTAGATGCTGTTTGCAAACCAAAAGAAGCCAAAGCCCCTGTAAACACTGACGCTACGAAGGTTATATCTTTAGGTGCTTGTTGTCCAAATGCAGGTAAAGTTATATAATTTAATGAAATTATAAACCCGCTCCAAACAACAACTCCAAGCCTCACAAAAGTGGACAAAATGACTAACTGTTCTTCTTTGTCATCTATGCCTTCTTTTATTTTGGTAAAAACGTTCTTCTTTGAATCATCTTTTGCAGATGGTGTCTTAGGAGACTTTGTCACATCTTCAGTCATCGTATAGTAGCAATACCTACTAAGTTTACCTCTTAGTAAACTTATAGACTCACATTACATATTTAAACAAATGTGGAAATTTCTGCCAATAATATTTCTGCTCTCAACACCAATGGCTCGTGCTGATTTATCACACAAGCTAAGTACGTCAACTCAGCTGACAGTTAATGCTGGAATAACCCAAACAAAAAGGATCGGGAGTTCATTCTCTGTCAGTGGTACTGGAGTAGACACAACTGATGGAACGACTGCTAATACAGTCTCAGTTGGAACTATAACTTCAGGCGTTTATGCCCCAGGAACAATAGCGGCTACTCAAGATGTACCAGGTGCTTCTTTTGCTTTCAGTCAAAACTACACTCAAGCTGACGCTGTACCTACATCTGCTCCAGCAGTAGGAGCCGTTGCTAACTTTTCAGACGTAACGTCTCACGCAGCTGGAACAGCAGGATCACTTGCAGGAACTATAACCTCACAAGGTGTAATGACTCTGACCGCTGGAGGCGCAGGTACGACGGCTACAGGTCAGTTCGTTTCGGAGATATCTCTGAATTAAGAACAGTGTTATGAAACGTCTCATAATCTTGTTATTAATAGGAGTTGCACCTGTTCAGGCAGTTCCCGTGGTCCCTAATTTCCAAAGTGGATCGATGACCAGCCATACAGAGACAACTACAAAAGTCACAGAAGTAATAAATTCAATAGACTATCAAACAGGATGGCAATATACCGTCACAGGTACTAATGTGAAGACAGATGGTGCTACGCTTTTACCTCCATCAACCACTACAACAAACACACTTGATGGTGTTACATCAACTTGGAGTGGATTAGATGCAAGTAAAGTTCCTAATTTTACGGTGAACAATGTAGATCAATCATGGCAATTCACTACTTCACTATCCCAACCAGGACTAGTCAATCAAACAATAATCAATCGAACAACAGACATGACAAGCGTCACGGATACCGTTTCAACATTCAGCCAGTAAAGTATTTATTAGTACTGCTAATTGGAGTTAATGGACTTACGTCGCAAAAAGCAAATGCATCAGACGTTGGGGGTGTCTCTGCTACTGCTAACCCTGTCGCTAATTCCAGTGGTAGTGTCACAAATCAAGCCATCCAAGTCCTCCAAGGTCCATATATTACGAACACCTACGGAGGGGGTGTCTCTTGTCAAGGGCCGACGTTAAACTTTACTCCCTTCTTGACTGGCCTACATTCTTTTAAGACACCATACGAAGCTTATTTCAATGATCCGGTGTACGACACCTCTACGGATGCTGATGGTAACTTAGCAAACCCTGGAAATGTTCTTTATACTATGCCTACAAGAACAGGTCAAAAACAAAACAGCAACGTTAGTTTAGGTTTATCAGCTACCTTATCTATACCACTTGATAGAAGACTACATAAAGGTTGTATAAGAGCTGCCAATACACAAACAGATTTACAACAACAGATATTAGCTAATAAGCGTTTAGATTTTGAAATGGCAAGGCTCAAGCACTGTGGAGAGCAAACAAAACTAGGTGTAACCTTCCATCCCAAGTCTCCTTACGCTTCTATCTGTGCAGATATTATTGTGCAAAATGTAAACGTCATTAAGCAACATAAACATACTATTTCTTCAGAGCAGTCCGTAAAGTCCTTATCGCCCGA